TTCAGTCAATGCTCGGCGACCCGCTATTTCAACTGAATCTTCTAAAAGAGATAAACTTCCAGCATATGCGGCCTGATTAAAAATATTAAGACTTGTTGCGTCACCTGGTAAATCAACCGTCTGCCCAGTTGCGTTTGCTAATGCAAGTTGGTCGGCTGTTGGTGCATTTCTAGCTCCGTACAATGTGCCAGCGGCCTTGGCTCGTTCACCAGCAACATTGAACGCTGTTGTTTTAAATGCATCCAAACGGCTGGCCAGATTGCCGAAGCCTTGTGCTAATAGCTTGTTATTAGGATCGTCCGTTGGCACGGATACATTTCCTCCAGCTATCGGAGCAACAGAGCCTTGCAATAAATTTGCACGATTAAAAAATTCAGCCATTACGTCCCCATCATTCCAGGTCCAACGACATATCCATAGTTAGGGCCAGTACCAAAATAGGCACCTGGTGGAGCCGCACCCATTGAACTAGGTAAATTCATACCAAAACCACCTCCACTTGTTGGCGGTGGTGGTGGTGTTATAGGTGCTAATGGTGCTGTACTGCCTGGAATGCTTGTTTGATAGTAGTTGAATGCACCACTTGCTAAAGTGAACATTGCAGACATAATGCCGCTTCTTTTTGCTGTTTTAGCGGCGGCTCTTGCTTGCCCAGCTTGCCACAGTTGCATCTTTGCCTGGGACTCGCCAGTCAGCCGTGTAATCGTTTCATTCAATCCAGCCATAGCAAAATTAGTACCTCCGACATTCAAAGCTCTAATCTTTAAACCAAACGGATTGCCTGAGAACGGGTCCATATGTCCGGCACCAGCGGCGGCATTAATCTGAGCCAGGCGTATCAATGTGCCTTCAAGCTGGTCAGCCGCTTGCTTCTTGTACTTGAGCGATTCGCCTTTGGCATTGAATCGTGTGTATTGAGCTTGTACTTCTAAATTCCGTGCCGCACCTTCATACATAGCCGCCTGGGCTTGCCCTTGGCGAAACTGCATAAATGCTCCGGCGGCAGCGAGTGCTAATCCTATACCTGACATTAGTCGATCGCCACGCTAACTCGATAATCGAGATTCAATAGTGTCATAAACATGGGTTGACTCTGTGTTATTTCTATTTGCCCTTTGAGATCGTAACCCAAAAACGGGCCGACCTGTTTAGTGCCGGTGAACTTGGTAATACCTTGGTCAAGAAAATCTGCACCTAGTTTCCTCATAGGTACTTCTGATCCGTTAATTTGAATGTTTTGCGTGTTGTCCAGAATAAGGTTGGCTTTGACAATCCGCTTTTTATTGCCGGTTACTGGTCCAGACGACAACCTTGTTTCCACCGGCATCGTGCGAACAAGCGGTGTCGTTTTTGTTGTGCCGGAAAGCGTGTCATTGAAGCTGGGGTACTCCAAACCAATTTCCATATAGGTCGTAGCCACACGATCTGTCGTAACCTGGTTGGATGCTACTGTTGCAGATGTGAGCATATTATCATCAGCAATAATCTTAACCGTTTGGTCTTCCAGAAAGTTTAGAGAACTGACAGTCGTTGAGCCAGGCAAGTTACCCGCCGTGGCTGTATATTGAATACTGCAATCTGTCGTATGGTCGTTGCTGAATGACTCTACATAATACACCTCGGTGTTTGTAAAATCAGTAACCGTCAGGCGTGTGGTATCAGAGCTTGTGACGGTCAGGTTTTCTTTACCAATAGCCGCACGGGTCACGGTAACGGTGGCCGTTGAGGCATTGGCAGAAAATGATGCATGGCCATTGATGGCGGCGGCTAAGTTTGTAGCTGTTTGATTATTGCTCGTTGTACTTTGCCATTGGCTCGTACCCGCCGAACTTGCACTAGTAAAAGTAACTGATGTGCCAGAAGATGTCTTCAAAACAATCGTAGAGCCTACGGCAATATTTGCGTAATCCGACACGACAATTGTGCAAGTGCTTTCGTCAGGCAATGTGCGTTTGACTATTGAGTAGATAACCGGTGCGTCTGCATCCTCGACCTGGCAGTCCTGGAACTGGCCGTCAGTTGTGAACAGACTAGGTGCAATCACGTTCTGTGATCTGAGGATACTGAAAGCCGCAATCGAGCCGTCCCCGCTGTTGGTAATTAACATCAGGTCACCCTCGTCCACGTTGGTGCCACGCCGCATAGTCATTCGTGTAGGTGTCTGCAATAAGTGTGATGAAAGCATACTTATGTCATTGGACACATATGAGCCCTCAACATCTGAAAACAGAAACTCTCGGATAGCTTTGCCGCCACGTTGCAGATACAAGGTGCCGCCCTCGGTCGATACTGGGTGTGTGCCTTGTTTTGATCCACGGGTTGTCATGGGCTTGAATATAAAGCTGGTAGGCGTTAGGGGAGAACCATCGTTTTGAGGACAGATGAACTCGGTTCCGGTTGTAAATATCTGCAAGTCTCTGCCCGAAAATACACCGACACAAGCATTGAGTTGGTTGGTGTCAATGGTGGCTGACATACCCTCATCGTCCAGCGATTGCCCAGGGTCAAAGTCAAAAAAGTCGCCGACACGGGAACCCCAGATAGTCGATGGTAATGAATACGAACCGCCAATAATTAAACGGCCCTCATGAAAAGTTGCTGTCCTGGGCCATTGCCGTGTAGATGACCAGGCGTGTTCATAGCCAGCTTCTAAGACCCAGCTACCAGAAGATATGGCGTCTGTGTTGTGGAACGGTACATCAGTCGTAGCTCTGACAACTGTTGCAGAATCAACCGCCGTAATTCGTGCCCGACCAAAGTTTTCGCCGTTCTCAACGTACTGGCCCACATGACTGTCAATTGTAAACGTTGTGTCGGAGGCCGGTGTGACTGTCCAGTTAGTTGATACAGTCGCCACTTTAGATGTGCCATTGTAATCAGAAATAGCTCTTGTCTGACCAGAGCCTGTACCACCGGTGGTTCTTATAACAGACCCGTTGAAGATATCATCAGTTGAACTGGCACCGCTGTCCAAAGTAATCGTATTTGATCCACCGGCCTGGGCTGTATTGGATCGACCGCTGTGCCAGGTTGCCGCTCCGGCGGTTAGCTGGATGTTGCCCGTGACTGCACTAGGTGTCAAAGTTGTACCTGGGCTCGTCTCTGTCAAAATAAATGGATACTTTGGCGTATAGCTAAAACTTATATCGCTGATTGTCCATGTGGCATCCGTAGCACCTCTGACAATTTGCACCGGTGTCATAGACTCTTCAAATAAGAGTAAGGTGTCGGCCGATTGCGTGTACCAGAGATTTGCCAAACGTGCAGATGTTAAGCCATCTGTGACACCACTCACCGAACTAGAGACATCCAGAAAATCATTGCCAGTACCATTAATGCCGGTAACTTGTGTGCCGTCTTTAAACACCATCATGCGAGTGCCGCTAAACAAAAGCATATAGGTTTGGGTAGTGCTAAAAGTAAATGGCACCAATCGCACCCCAGATTGTGGAGCGGCGGCGGTAGGTACTGTATATAAATATTTTAGTCCTGGGCGGCGTTCGACTGAGCCGTGTGGTTTACAGATAACATTCCTTGCACGTTCTAAAGCACTTTCGTATTGCTGTAGATCGATGCGACCTCGCAACTCTGGGTTTATCTCACCTACACTAAAATTTGTTTGAACTTTAATGACTCTAGGCATTGGTCAACTCAACGTCAACCGTGAGTCAATTAACGGGTAGTCACTAATAAATGTAGTGCCAGAACCCATGCCATCGATACTAGCGGCTTGTCTAAAATATCCACCTCGCCCGCCTTCCGCTGGGTTGCCAAAAGCCAGCCGCTCAAAATTCTGCGACTTGGTAACCTGGTCGGTAACCGGCTCGGCAATGTGCATGGCAACGGCGTATTTTAATAGCTGGATAAAATAGGATGGCATCTCTGCCTCCAGGGGCCGCTTCTGATAATCAATTGTAATACTGGTATTGTCTGTAAGAACTTCGCCCTCGTATATTTCCCAGCCGCTTGTAATCGGGCTGGCACCAACGGCAGAAGAATTAAACACCGCCCGTGGAATCTTTGTTATGGCATCTGAAGGTAACGGATAAGCGTATGTCCACTCATTGACCGGAGTGGTTGTGGACCTAGCCAGATCAACTTTGACTAACGAAAAAGACCAGGGGTACATCGTTATGCACATATCCCTGATATCTGGATAAAGTTCAGAGCATACGTTTGCCTGGACAGTACCGTCACTAAAACTGCTGATGGTGTTTTCACCGAGGAGAGTAAGTGCGTGACTGCATATCGTTACGTCTGTGTCATTGACCGCCACTTGTCTGTCTCCAAATTAGTTGCCGGTGAGGAAAGTCGGGGGAGTAAAAAAATAAAAAGTTCCCCACCGGCATAAATTTACTCCTACTAGTCGGAGTCGGTTTCCGCTACAGCGGTGCCGTCACTTATATCGACAACGCCGCTTGCGTTACTTAGTACACTTACGATGTGAAGTGTCGGGGTATTGCTGTCCACGATAAACATAATATCCCTAACATTTAACAACGTAGATGCGGAGTTGAAATAACCAGCGGTATTCACCGTAGCAATAGCGTCTGTGCTGGTGTAGGTCCAAACCTGTGGAGCAGTTCCGGCCTTGCCGCCACCGCCAATCAGATTTAGGCCAGTTTTTGAGTAAGCCATTTTCTATCTCCTACTTTCTATTCTCTGGCTGTGATTGAAACAATGCCGGTTGCATCGATTGCAATTGCACCAGCGGAAAGTACACAGTTTGTCAGCCAGGACATTCTCTCTGGAACGTAATTAATTTCCGTTTTCGGAGAGATACCTTCAGCGTAACCTACTGAATCTTTGTGCCAGGCAAAGCAAGTTCTGTCAGAGGAGCCATCAATTGCCAGGCCACCTTCGTCCATGTCACCAATCATGATGATCTTGAACCCAAGGAAGCTGTCAATGCGTCCATCTGTCATTGCTTTGTGAACGGTGTAGTCCTGACTAGCGGCTTTCTCTTCACTCAAAAGAGCGGAGAGTCCGTCTGCACTAATCGCCATATATCGGTCTGTGCTTGGTACACTTTTGCCGTTCATCAATCTTGCGGCCTCTAGCACTTTAGCAACATTAATATTGGTGTTTGATCCACCAATACTGTTGGCTACTGTGAGTGAGGTGCTTGATGCGGCGAGTGCATCCAGAACAATCTGGTCGGCTCTGCGACCGATAGCTTTGCCGAGAGTTTGCGTTAACTCGGAACGCTCATCAAAATTGACCTTCGCCTGGTCAAACATTGATGTGTACTCTGGTGCAGCATAGTCGGTCAGGGTTGCCGTCACATTGCTGTGTGTTACGTTTAAGGCAGATACTTGGCTCTGTGGAACAACCACTTGAGCTTGTGCAGATGCCAATTTAGGGAATTGAACTGTGCTAGAGTTTACTCCAGTACGAGTTCGTATCGTGCCAGCAAGTTTTCTTTCGCTTTGGTAAATATGATGGACCTCGGCTTCAAACTGCTTCACGAACTGTTGTGATAGGCTGTTGGCCATTTTACAATCCTCGTTTTAAGTTACAATTTAATCGCTTAACAGGTAGGACTAAATCTTAGTCGGCTGTTTTAAAAACCGACCGGCCTCAAACGAGGGTAGGGTCAATATTGTTTTTTAGACACAAATCTTGCGTATTGTCAAGTAACTTAACACATTATATAGCGTTTTGACACTACTCTGGATAGACAGCGGCAAAGGCTTTCGACACTTTATTTCGGTAAGCGGTATCCGTATTGTACCTGGGGTCAGCTACCATTTCACGCAACTCGCTTTCTGTGGGCAGAGCTTCGCTGTCCGGTGTAGTTAAAACCGGAATATCTTTTTCACCGTAGTAATTGCGAAGCCGGTTGAGGGCACGGATACCATTTGCCGTTCCACCAAAAACCTTAAACTCTTCAAAATCTTCTGCTGTCCAAGCACCTTGTCGGACTAGACCTTCAGCCCATTTGACCAGGCCATTAGTGATCGCTTCAGCGTTTGGCCCCAACTTGGCCATCTCTGCATCCATGTCAAACTTTTCCTCTGGACCTTCCTGTTCTTCCGGCATTGAATCCAAGACCAGGCCAACAATATTTTCAAAGTCATCCTGGGTAAGCCCCCGATCAGATGCCATTGTTTTAAATTTGGTCATCAACTCATCGTCTTCAGCTATTTTGTCACCAACAAATTTTGTATCGTAGGCACCGTCCTCGGGTGCCTCATGCTTGCCGTTTCTCAATTTCTTGTAAAGTTCCTGTTGGCTTTTTGCCAGGCCCTCATAGTCAGCACCTTTGTCGTCATCCCAGAAACGCTCGGGCAACCAATCAGGCCGCTCACCGCTGGCGTTCTTATCGATGTGTTCAAGTTCTTCCTCAACCTCTTCTACCTCTTCTTCAATCTTTGCATTATCCAGAAGACCGGCTTGTTCTGTTTGCTCTTCAACTTGTGCTTGCTCTTCAGCCATTGGTTGCTCTCTCCGCTCTTAATAAAATTTCTCTAATTAAAGTATTCTGACCCTCACGAAAAAAACCGTAATCGGTCGTGTACCCAGGTGCCCAGGTTGGTTGGTGGAGGTATGCCCCGCAAAGCCAATCCATAAATTTCTGTCCGTCATCCGTTTGCGATATACGGGCAATACACCGGTCTAGCTCAATTTGAAATTTTTGAGACTCATCCGGCGGCAATGGGCTCTCGGCATTAACCCCTTCCCAGCCTGGGTGAGACATATCGATTACATCAGCCATTACTTTTTCTTTTTCTTTTTAGGAAAGCCAGCTTTCATGTTGGCGTAGGCTTTTGGGGAAATTGTGCTTTTACTTTTAGGCCGTGACGTACCCGCTTTACGCCTGGCATTTATATTTGCATATAAGCCTCGTTTTGCCATTACTTGCTCCTTGCTACTTTCTTTGCTGTTTTTGATAACTGGTTAAAATGCACCAACGGCTTGCTAGTTTTGGTGTGGGTTTTATTGCTGTGCAATTGGCCATTAGGCATTTTATGTGTTGCACCTTTGTGTTCTTTTCCAGTTTTAAAATAATGCTTAACGCCTTTCATTATTTCTTGCCCTTTTTCTTCATCATTTTCATCGGTGTCTTTTTTGTGACCTTAACTGGTTTCTTTTTGGAACTGCCTCCGTATCCCATTCCTTTTGGCATTTTATTTCTCCTTGCTGAGTTTATAAGATTTCAAAAGATTGCGGCCTTTGCTGACCGCCGAGGCTTTGTCACCACGGTGACCCCATGCCTCTAGTGATAATTTCAATCGTGTCTTTTTGCCGTCTTTCATAAGCGGCCCCTTTG